CGGGGCCGGGATGCCGGGGAGCCCCTCGGCTGCCCGCATAGCCTGCCACGCCTCAATCTCCGAGGGGGACGCGCCCCACTTTTGCCAGAGCACCGGGGTCGGGACGCCGAGGGTGGCCATCTTGACCAGGGCGTCGACGCGCTGCCCCTCGGAGCGGGTCTCCATGTCCTGCCAGATGACCTCGGCCTCCTGGTTGGCCGCGGCCGGGCTGCCGACGATCCCGAGCGCGAGCCGCATGACCTCCTCGTAGGCTTCCCCGATGTGGACCGAGCGGCGGCGTGTCTTGCTGACCAGCCCGGTCTCAGCGGCCTTGATCGCGTCGGCGGCGAGGTTGATCATCTTGCCCATCAGGTAGTGGGCGGGCGTCTGCGTGATCGCCGCGAGGTGGACCACGTCCTGCTCGATGGCCGACAGGTAGCCGGTCAGCATCGCCTCGGGGAAGCTGCCGAACTTGGCGTCGGGGTTCTCGCTGGCCAGCAGCCGGTTCGCCCCGATGTCGAACGGGCGCAGCGCCACCGTGGTGTCGGTGCCGTCCGGGTTGGCGACGACCTGCCGGGCGATCTTCACGCCCGATGCCCAGACCTGCCGGAACGCGCCGTAGTCGGCGCTCACCATGAGGTTGAACACGAACGTGTTGATCCGGTCGATGATCGTGGTGACGGCCTCAAACTCCGACCGGGGCGGGCCGAGGGTGCGGGGCTGCGGGACGACCTCGACCATCGAGACGACGCCCACGGGGTTCGGCTCGACCTGCGGCTCGCTGCTGTCGGGCCACCACGTGACGATCTCCTCGGGCGTCACCAGCACCTCGACCACCGAGCCCGCCGTGAGCTGCCCCTGGTTGACCAGCGCCCAGTCGTTCAGGGCGTAGTCGGCGGCTGCGCCGTAGCGCTTGTATCCGGCCACCCGGCGTCGGCGGCTGCCGGGGTCGTAGAGCACGGTGGCCTGATAGGGCGACTCGACCGTCATCGACACGCCCGAGGGGTTGGTCTCGTCGGGCTGCACGAGCAGGAAGCTGGAGCCGGTGACCAGCGCGTCGGTCTGGAGCAGCTCGCTGTCGGCGTCCATGCAGTTCGACTGCCAGAGGTTCCACGCCAGCTCGCTGTCGGTCTCCGACCCGAACCGGAACCCCACGACCTGGAGCCGCTCGGCCACCGCGTTGACGATCAGCTCGGCCCAATTACACCCGGACTCGGCCAGGAACGTGCGGAAGGTCTGCCGCTCGTCGGTGTCCAGCAGGGCGATGATCCCGGCCTCATTGTCCACGTATGCCTGGAACACCCCGGCGCGGGCGCTCTGCGTCGACAGCTTGAGCGCAGCGGCCCGGCGTAGCTGGTTGATCTGCTCGATGTCCACGGGTGGCCTCCCTACCATCCGGCCGCGAGATAGTCGGGCTCGGGCTGGGCCAGATGCCGGATGGCCCGGTCGAGCGCCATGATCGCGGCGACCATGCTGTCGATCTTGTCAGCCGACCGCTGCTTGTCGGGCTTGACGTTGCCCGAGGGGTCGGTGCGGGTGACCAGATTCCCGGCCTGCCACCGGGCCACCGGGTTACCGCCGTGCCGGTACTGGCCGGCCACGACCAGCCGCAGCAGCTCCTTGGTCGGCCCGGACATCGACGCCCAGCCTTGGCCCATCTGCATCAGCGGGAAGCCCTCGTCCAGCAGTTCAGAGCTGAGCTGGGTCGCGCCCCATCGGTCGAACGCTATCTCGCGCAGGTCGAACCGCTCGGCGTCGGCCCGCAGGGCGGCCTTGATGGCCTCGTAGTCGATCACGTCGCCCGCCGTGGCGGTGATCAGCCCCTCCTCGGCCCAGACCGTGGCCCGGCCGCCCGTGCGCCGGTCGAGCTGCCCGATCGCGCTCTCGGGGGTGAACACCCGCCACAGCACGTCGTGCCCGCCTTCGCCATCGGGGAAGTCGAGCGCGTAGCTGGCCAGGTCGATGGTGCTGGCCAGGTCCAGCCCGGCGTAGCAGGTGCGGCGGTCCAGCTCCCGCCTGGCGGGGGCGCGGTCCCAGGTGATCAGGTCGATCGCCCGGCCGGCCTGGGCGGTCTGCTGGTTCAGCCGGTACTGGCGGAACGCCCTCTCCTCGACCGGGTTCTTGACGGCCTTGGCGCACTCGCTGCGCAGGATGCGGGGATCCAGGTAGTCGCCCAGCGCGGGGTTCGCCAGCTTCCACGTCGCCTCGCTGGTCCAGTCGGCTTCGCGGGGCGCGGCGTGCAGCACGACCAGCCGGGCGCGGTCCAGCTCGGGGTCTTCCAGCACCCGCTCGGACCAGGCCCGCTCGGCCGCGGCGAACCCCGAGGGGTCGTTGTCGGCGGTGGTGGCCAGCACGAGCAGCGGCTGGCTCCGGGTGCCGAACCCGGTGCGGAGGGCGTCGTACAGCTCGCGGTTGGGCTGGGCGAGCAATTCGTCGATGTAGGCGGCGTGCGGGCTCGGGCCGAGCGCGCCCATGGCGTCCCCGGCCGTGACGGCAAAGAAGCTCGCGGTCTGCTCGTCCCAGATCCGGCGCTTGCCGAGGGCCACGTCGAGCCGCTGGGCCAGGATGGGCGACAGGTTCACCATGCGGGCCGCGGCCGAGTAGGCGAGCCCGGCCTGGTCCTTATCCAAGGCCAAGCCGTAGACCTCGGCGGCCTCCTCGCCGTCCGCGACCAGCATGTAGAGCATCAGGCCGGCGATCAGCTCGGTCTTGCCGTTCTTGCGCCCGGTCGACAGGTACAGCTCGCGGTAGCGCCTGAGATAGCGCTCCCAGGTGGGCTCCCACTGCACGGTGCCGAACAGCGGCACGAGCAGCTCGGTCTCCTCCCACGCGGCGGGGATGAACGCCTGCCGGGCGTAGTCGCCTTTGGTGTGCACCAGCAGCTCGCGGAAGAATGCGAGCGCGTGGTCGACGCGGGGGCGGCAGGTGTGCTCGCCCCGCCGCCTGCACTCCAGGCCGTCGAACACCCGGCGGCAGAGGGGGAACCGGCGGCGATCGGTGCCGGTCATGCCGACATCGTAGGGCGGTCGTCTCACCTGGACTACTGGCCCGGCCTGCGGGGCGGCCCAGCGCCGGGGACGGAACCACCCAACCACTCGACGCCGGGCCGCGACTCCAGGGTAGGACTGGCCAGTCGCATTACGGACTGTGAGGTAGACGACACGGCAAGTGGGCATTCCGAAGCGCGGTTACGGGTTGTAATGGGTGTACGGCCCCCCACCAGGGGGGGCCAGCAGCAGCCCCCCACCAGGGGGGCGGAACGGAACCACCATGACCAGCACCACCACCACCAGCAGCACCCCGGCCACCGACGCCCCCAAGGTCATGCCCACGAGGGCGACCTGGAAGCAGCACGGCCGCCCGACCAAGGGATTCGAGTTCTTCGGGACCGAGATCAAGACCCCGGCCACCAAGGGCCGCAAGGTCGCCAAGGTGGACGCCGACAGCACCGCCGTGGTGCTGTGGGCCGCAGGCAACAAGCAGATCGACAGCTTCGGGGTTGCGACCAAGTTCTGGGCCATCGTGCCCGAGGACGCGCCCCGGCAGGCCGAGCCCGCCAAGGCCGACCCCAAGACCCCGGCCGAGAAGCTGGCCCCCGTGGTGATCACGGCAGCCAAGGGCGGCGACACCACCGTGGCCCCCAAGAAGGGCGCCATCGCCAAGGCGATCAAGGCGAGCGGCAAGTCGATCATGGCCATCAGCCGCGAGCACGGCCTGAACCCGAGCCAGATGCGCAGGCTGAGCCTGGACACCGTGGCCAAGGTCGACACCGTGCGGGCCGAGCTGATCGCCACCGCCCTGGGCGTCAAGCTGGCCGACCTGTTCGACGCCCCCGAGACCAAGGCCAAGAGCGTGGTCAAGCCCCCCAAGGGCGACACCGTGATCCCCGCCACCAGCGACCCGGCCGACGTGGCCCAGGCTGAGGCGGAGACCGCCCAGGTCAAGGCCGAGGCCGAGGCCGCCCAGGACGCCGCCGAGGGCGACCAGAGCCCGTGCCCGGCCGAGGACGCCGAGGCCGAGGCCACCAGCACCACCCCGGCCGCCGAGTAGGCAGACCGGCCACCATGCCCCCCGCCCGACCGGGCGGGGGGCCAGCCTGTGAGAGGGATTGGAACCACCATGTTCAACACACCAGCAGCAAGCAAGGCCGCAGAGGCGGCCCGCCAGCGTCGCGCCGAGGGGCACATGATCCACGTCGTGCTGCCCGTGCGGGTCAAGACCCACATCGGCGGGCCGGTGCCCGAGTGGGCCGACCAGATCGAGCAGATCGAGGCCGAGGGCTGGCGGTTCTGCCAGATGACCCCGACAGCCCACGGCGACATGATGATCTTCCGCCGCACCGAGGGGGGCGTGTAGCCATGCCAGCACGCAGGACCGCGCCCGTGCGGTATCTGTACGACTACGACGCCCAGCCGCCCCGGACCTATGAGGCCGCGACCTGGAGCGACCACGCCCTCGCCCTGGTGATGGGCTTCACCTGGGCACCCGACCGGCCCGACCACGGCGACGGCGCAGCCCTCACCGGCCGGTGGGGCGTGATCCCGAGGGGAGCCGGGCCGGATGCCCGGCCGGTCTGGATGACCTACGACCGGGCCGAGGCCGTGCCGTGGGCGGTCGAGGACCCCGACCACCGGGCCGCGCCCCGCAGGTTCAGCCAGATGTGGCAGGCGATGGAGGCCGCTGTCGGCCACGAGCCCGAGGGGGAGCTGTGAGCGCCCCCGCGCCCTGCCCGCTGGACGGCCCGTGGCCGCGCCACCTGCCCGGCCTGCTCACGGGGTGCACCTGCGAGCCCGACTATGGCGACCACGTGGCCGGGTTCGCCCGGATCCCGTTCGACAGCAAGCGGCGGCACCTGATCGAGCACGGGCGCAGGCTCGACCTGATCGGCCCGCTCGACGGCCACCAGATGACCGTGCTGCACGCCATGCTCCACGCCGGCCCGCCCGAGGGGTGCGCCGACCTGGACGTGGCCGAGCTGCCCGCCTGCGGGTCGACCCGGCCGGGGTAGCCTGGCCAGGTCGACCGGCAGGGGACACCCGCCCGCACGGGGGGCGGGTGTTCCCGTCTCTGGCGTAGGGTGCTGCCCGTGCGCATCGCCCTGGCCGTCGCTGTGGCCCTCCTGGTGGCCGGGTGCAGCTCGGGCACCCAACCACACCCGGCCCCCGCGCCCACCGCGCCCACGGCCACCACAGCGCGCCCAGCGGCCCCGCCAGCCCGGTGCGCTTGGTACACCGCGACCAGCGACCCGGCCGGGACCGTCTCGGTGGTGGCCAGCGGCCCGGCCTGCCGCGACCGCTCCCTGATCGAGTGGCTCACCAGCGACACCGACCGGCCCTGGACCTCCGAGAGCGTGATCCCCGGCAGCATGGGCACCGAGCTGGCCAACTTCACCCGGAACGGGTCGACGGCCGAGGTGTGGTTCACCGGCCCGCCCGTGGTCACGGTCAGCCCGGCAGCGCCCAGCCCGAGCCTGTCCGCGCCGCCCGCGGCCGAGCTGGCCGGGCGGCTGGCCGACGCCCTGATGGCCTCGGGCTGGCAGAGCAACCCGAACAACTAGAACGTCGGGTTGACCTCCACCACCGGGTGGGCCTGCTCGACGTGGCGGTCCATGAAGTCGACCGCGACCAGGGCGTAGCAGGTATCGCACGCCTTCAGGTCGACCGTCTCGGTCACCGCGCCCTCGGCGGTGTCAGGCACCCATACCTGGACCGGAACGTAAGACATCGTGCCTCCTTGGCCAGCGACAGCGCGCTGTACGCGCTTGTGCCCCGCTGGCCCCGTGCCCCCACCCAACCACACCGGGCACCCCGAGGCAGCGGCCACAGCAGCGCTTGGGCGCGCTCCAGCGGGTCATGCGCGGGTGGTGCCCTCAGTCAGGTGTAGGTGAACCCGCCCACGGCGGTCAGCGCCCCGTTCGGGCTGGCCACCACCACGTCGACCACGCCCACGGCGTGGGCCGGGTCGGTCACGGCGATCAGGCCGTCGTTGGTCACCGCGAACGCCGTGCCCGCCACCCCGCCGAACGTGACGCCGGTCGCCCCGGTGAACCCCGAGCCCCGGATCGACACGCCGGTCCCGCCCGCGGCCACGCCGGTCGCCGGGCTGATCGCGTCGATGTGCGGCGAGTTGGGCGAGAGCGTCACCTTGACCGTGCCCGTGTCGCCATTCTGCGCGTTGGCGGTCACGGTGTAGGTGCCGTCCTTCGGGTAGCGGTAGGCCGCGCTCGGCCCCCGGATGTGGGCCGAGCCGCCCATCGCGGTGTCGAACGACCACGCCAGCGACCCCGGCTGGCTGGTGGTGAAGTAGACGAGGTTCCGGTCGTCGGCGTCGATCTGCGCTGTGATCGGGAAGGTTGCCATGGCGGCAGCATACGGCTGGTCAGCTCAGCAGCCGGGCCGCGGTCTCGGCGTGGTGGTGCACGTCGACCCGGATGCCCGCCCGGGCGCTGGGCGTCAGCCCGAACTCGCGGGCGTACATGCGGACCTCGATGGCCGCGTCGCGGGCCTGGGAGTAGGCCGGGTTCTTGACCAGCAGCCCCGACTCGACCTGGATCACGGGCGGGGACTTGGCCACCACCTCGGCCAGCACCCGCCACCGGGCCACGGCCTCGCAGTAGACCGCCAGGGCCGTGGTGTCGGCCGGGGTCAGCGTCCGCATGGCCACCAGGTGCGGCGCGACCCGCTCCCACTCCTCGACCGCCAGCTTGGACAGGTAGCCGGGCCGCTCCACCGGGCCGGGCAGCGGCCGGGGCTCGTCCAGGTTGATCCGCCTGCGCTCGTCGCCCCTAACTAGTTTGAGGCCGGTCGGGGCCGGGGCCGGGCCGCGCCTACCCAAAGCTGGCCCACTCCCGCGCCATCGCCTGCGCGACCCCGGCGTAGGTCCGTGACCGGCGCTTCCACCGGCCCGCGCTGTCGGGCTCGCGGTGGATCCGCTGGCGGTACGGCCCGCCGACCAGCTCGCCCACCATCAGCGGCGGCAGCCCGCGCAGCCACAGGCAGGTCGCCTTGGTCTCGGCCGCGCCGTACTCCCACGGCTGAATCGTCAGGTCCGGGCGTCGGATCTGGGAGTTGATCGCGCCGGGCGGGTTCTCGATGCACCAGCGCGGGATCGGGGAGCGCATCAGCGCCCGGATGAAATCGAGCCCGGCCAGCCGGGCCGGGGTGCCCGCGTACCAGCGGTTCCCCGCGTTGGTCAGCGTGGTGCACGGCGGGAACGCGATCATCATGGCCCACCCGCGGCCGAGCACGTCGAGCACGTCGGCCTGGAGGTGCGGGCCGGGCCGCTCGGTCGGCAGCAGGTCACAGCTCACCGCGTCGACCCCGTGGGCGCGGAAGGCGTCCCGCACGATCCCCGAGAACTCGCAGGCGATCAGCACCCGGCCCGCGCAGCACCGGCACCGCCGGCCGTGGCTAGGCACGCAGCCCGCCCAGGTCGCGGGTCATCAGCACGGCGTGCTTGACGCCGATCGCGGCGGGCAGGTCGAGCCCGCGCAGCGCGGCCACGCAGTGCGCCGTGATCACCACGTCGGCCAGCTCGCGGGCCAGCTCGTCCTCGCCCGCCGAGGTCCGCGACCGGCCCTCGGCCGCCAGCCAGGCGCGGCACGCCTCGCCGGTCTCCTCGGCCAGCTTGAGCACGTGCCACCACTCGGGCTGGGCCGCGCCCTCGGCCGCCAGCCTGCGCAGCCAGTTCTCGGCCACCACCTCGGGGTCGGACACGGCGCGGGCCATGTCCCCGGCGAGCTGGGCGCGCACCGCGTCGATGCGGGGCTGGAGCCCGGCCAGCCCGTCGTGCTCGGCGGTCACCGGGGCCGCCAGGCGCGCAGGGTGACCAGCTCCGCAGGGTGAGCGGGGCGGGCCGGGAGCCCGCCGCGCTGGGTGACGGCCGGGTTTGAGCGCAGAGGGTGACGAGTCACCCTGGGCGTCCGCCTGGCGGGTGCGCGCAGCGCTCCCACCTGGCCAAACGGCGTTTCGGTCACCGGAGGTGACCAAAAAGGCCGAAACCTGCCGCGCGCAGCGCGGGCACGGGCACCGCTCCGGGCGCTTCGCGCCCGTGAGGGGTCACCCCCCACCCCGGCGTCGGCCCAGGTGGCAGCCCTGCGCGCAGGGTGACGGTCACCCTGGGCGTCCGGCCTCGGCCGGTCGGCCGACGCGCCCGGTGACTGGTCACCTGGTGCGCTCGCCCCTCGGGCGAGGGCAGCCTGCCGCTGGGTCTCCCCGTCGTGGCATGGGTGGCACACCCCGAGCAGCTCGTGGTCCTGCTCGTGGCCGGGGCCGAGCAGGTGGTGCACCTCGGTCGAGGGCGCGGCACCGCAGAGCCGGCACGCCGGGTCGCGGGCCAGGATGCGGGCGCGGGTGGCATCCCATCCGGGTGGCATGGCCCGGCCGCGCAGCCCCTCGGCCCACCGGGTCGGGTGGTCGGGGCATGGTCTCGGGTTGGTGCACAGCGCAGCCGGGCAGCAGGTCGGGGCGCGGCGGGGCATGGCGTCAGGGTACGCCGAGGCGGAGCAGCCTGCCGACCAGTGCGGCGAGGTCGATCGGGGTGGCGGTGTAGCTGAACGGCAGGTCGCGGGTGGGGCGGTCGTCGTGGGGGCCGACGCTGATCAGCGGGACGCCCCGGTCGGCACATGCCCAGCCTTCGATGGTGGTGCCGTGGCTGCCGGGCAGCACCACGGCCAGCTCCGCGACCTGGGCGGTGGTGATGTCGCGGTAGTGCACGGGCAGGCCGAGGCGCAGGGCGTAGGTCAGGTGCTCGCTGGGCCTGCGTCCGGGCGTGGGGACCAGGCCGATGGCCACGCCGCCCGCCTCGGTCATGCCGCGGGCGCTGGCATCCATCACGCCGCCGAGCCCGCCGTTGACCAGCACCACGAACGGGTGGAGCTGGGCCAGCTGCACCCCGCAGGCGTAGGCCAGCTTCCGCTCCCACTCGGGGCAGTCCTTGCCTTTGCCGATCAGGACGACGACGCGAGCCGGGTGCACAGCGCCACCATCGTGTCGTACCGCCACGCCTCGGCCGGGGCCGCGGTGGCCTGCGCGATGCGGGCGCGCTGGGCCACGATCCGGGCTACCCGGTCCAGGGTCATGCGGTCCTCGGCCTCGGCGTCGAGGATGGCGGCGACGGCGTGGAGCAGCCCGGCCGGGTGCAGGGTGCAGCCGTACAGCGATTGGAACAGCCGCAGGCACGCCTCGGCCTCGTCGTGGACGGGCGCTACCCGACGAAGGTGGGCGGGCGATGCCACGCCGCCTCCACGAACTCTCGGCGGAACGGGTCGGTGCGCAGGACGCCCCGGAAGCCCTGCACGGTCACGACCTCCTGGGCGGGCGCGTTGGCTTTCATGGCCAGGCAGCAGTGCGTCGACCGCAGGATGAGGCCGACGCCGAGGGGCTCGATCACCTGCTCCAGCACGTCGAGCGCGTCGACCAGGAGGCGCTCGTTCAGGACGGGCTGGCGGGCCAGGTAGTTCAGGCCCTTCTTGACCTTGGAGTAGCCGGTGATCCACCGGCCGGGGACGTAGGCGAAGTGGGCCACGCCGAACGCGGGGGCCAGGTGGTGCTCGCACATCGAGACGTAGTGGGTGTCGGTCACGGTGATCAGGTCGTCGTACCCGCAGTCATTGGGGAACAGCCGCCACGGGATCTCGATGTCGAGCGCGGCGGGGTTGATCACCTCGGCGTACAGCTCGGCCACCCGGCGCGGGGTGTCGGCCATCACCTCGGCCTTGCCGCCCTGGCCGAGCGCGACGAGCAGGGCGCGGGTGGCGGCCTCGATGTCGGGCAGGTCGATCAGCTTGGGCGGCAGCGGGGAGCCGACCTCGGGCGCGGCGGTGGTGGTCATGCGGGCTCTCTCTCGGGTCCGATCGCTGCGGCCAGGTCGAGCACGGTCTGGTCGTCCTCGGCGGCGATGTTCGACAGGTAGCTGGCCAGGTAGACACGCGGCCCCCCGCGTGCCTGGAGCCATTCCGAGAACGCTAGCATCGACGCGGCCCCGGCGAGCTGGAGCTGCCGCAGGGACGCGGGCGAGTTGCCGCGGCCTCGCCGCCTGGTCAGCGCCGGGGTCCAGTCGCCGGGCCACTTGCGCATGATGGCGGCCATCGTCATGCGGTCGGTGTTCATGTCGAACGAGCGGTACGCCCGGCCGTCCCACAGCCGGGTGTCGCGGCCGTAGCGGGCGGCCAGCCAGGTCGAGGAGTCCACCGAGTCGAACCGCAGCATCAGGGCGAGGCGGCGCGGGTTGGACGGGGAGAGGCCGAAGCCGTGCACGGTCATGCCGTGGGCATCGGCGCGGTCGAGGCAGGCGTGCATCCAGGCGTCGGCGTGGTCGCGGGCGTTGTGCTTGTTGACCAGCCCGCCGAGCGCCATCCGGGTGAAGCCGTGCCCGGCGATGCGGTCGACCTCGCCAGGCGGAGTCCCTGCGTGGACGGCGGGCATCGTCTCGACGCCCAGCTCGCGCAGCTCCAGCGCGTTGCGCAGGGACGCCTCGGGGTCGTAGATCACGTCGAGCGCGGCGTACCGCTCAGCGTCGATGGTGCGATACCACGCGGCCAGGCCGGGCACCGTGACCTCGATGCCCATGGCCCACGCGGAGTAGCCGCCGCTGTCGAGCATGACGTGCGTCCCCTCGGGCACCTGCCGCCAGTCCTTGGCGAAGGCGTAGGACGCCAGCAGCGACAGGCTCACGGGGCGCGCAGGTTGGCCGGGGTGGCGAAGGTGTCGCGGCCCGTGCAGCGCTCGTGGCCGCTGGCGACGTGGAACCAGACCAGCGAGATAGCCGGGCTCGACGCGATGGCCATGGGGGTCGCGTGGATGTCCTCGTTGCACCAGCCGCAGACGTTGAGCTCGACGCGCCACACGTCGGGGCCGGTCATGGGCGCAGGTTCCGCAGGTACTCGTCCAGGGCGACCAGCACCACGGCGCAGAGGGTGCCGCCGATGATGCCCGCGCCGAGCAGCCACCACCACATCAGGCGACCTCGGCCTCGGCGATGGCCTGCTCGACGGTGCCGTCAGCGAGGTCGAGCAGCGTCGTCAGCCGGGTCACGTCGTCAGCGCCGGGCAGGGCGCGGAACCGGGTCACCAGCTCGACGGGCGCGTGGATCACCAGCACCGACCCGATGCGGGTGCTGTCGTAGGTCCGGTCGGCGTCGGCGGCGTCCCCGGCCTGGGCGATGGCCACGGCCACGTCGGCCACGGTGAACCCGGATCCCGCGATGTCCGCGCCCATGGCGGCGAGCACGTCGGCCAGCTTGCCGGGGATCCAGCGGGCCAGCTCGGCGGTGCGGTTGTCGGCCAGCAGGATGCGGCGGGCGCGGTCGTCGTCCACGTCGAGCCACATGACCGGGCCGGTGGTCGCGCCCGCGGCCTGGAGGTTGCGGCGGCGGGTGTGGCCGAACAGGATGCGGCGGGTGGACCGCTGGGCGAGGATCACGCCGTAGAACCCGTTGACGTCGATCGAGTCGGCCACGGCGTCGTCGTCGCCCTGGCGCGGGTTGTCCGGGTGGTCGAGCAGCTCCCCGAGGTCGGCGTCGGGCTCGAAGGTCTGCGCGCCGGCCAGGCGGGCCGGGGGCCTGCTCACGCCCAGCCCCACGCGATGTGTCCGAGGGCGATCGTGATGATGATCAGGCAGGCGAGCGCGATCAGCGTGGCGAGGGCTCGCAGGTCGTCGGTCCTCATGCAAAACACCGTCCGGGAGCGGGCCGGAATGCACGCTCGAAAGCGGTCCCTGGCCTGGCCGACTGAGAACTCAGGTGCCCTGATGTAACCACACCCAAGACGGGGGTCAGGGACGCCACGGCGCGCACAGAGCCGCCCAGCGGGTATTCGCCGGGTGCGCCGGGCCGGTCGCCTGCCATAATCGGCGGCGGTTGGCCACGGGGTGGATCCGGCGCGGCGAGCTGGCCGTGGTGCGGCGGGCCGAGTACGCCTTGGCCGCTGAGAGGGTGCGCTGCCGCTGGGCCTCGGAGATCCCGGCGCGGCGGGCCTGGGCGCGGGTGGGCATCGGGTAGCGCCACGTCGACCGCTTGGCGGTGGGCGTGTGGCCGAACGCGGAGCGCGGCAGCCGGGCGCGCTGGCGGGCGGTCAGCGCCATGACGGGGTGCCCGGCCAAACGATCGTCGGCGTCATCCGGCCGGGCGGCACGAGCGTGGGGGCGCGCTGGTCGGGCTGGCGCGGGGCGCTGCGAACGCTCGGCGTGCGCGACGGCCAGGCGTGGTATCGCCCGCTGGAGGCGACGCGGGCTCGGTGCCGGTCGGCAGCGACCAGGGCGATGCGGGCTCGCGGGCGAGGTGCTCGTGCCATCGGGGCCTCCCAAGGTTCCGGGGTCCAGTCTCACCAGTCGGGCAGGTCGGCGTCAACGAGGTCGGCCTCGTCGGCGGGCTCGGGGTCGACGGGCTGGGCCTGGCCGAGGAGCTTGCGGGCCATGGCCGGCCCGCCCTGCTCGCGGACGCCGGCCACGTCGTCGGCGGGCGTGGCCTCGGCCGCGGTGGGGCACGCCTCGGTCGGGTGGTCGGTCTTGCCGCAGCGGCGGCAGACGTGGCCGCTGGCGGGCGGCTGCCGGGACGGGCCGGGCACCTTGCAGGCGAGCACCTGCCGCCGCACGGCCTGCGGGTCGTTGCGGATCGTCCGGGCGATGTAGGCGCGGGGGTCGCTCAGCGGCTTGGCGGCCATCAGCGCGAGCCGCCACGCGGTGGCCTGCTGGCGGGTGACGGCCCCGTGGGCGGCGAGCATGGCGACGATCATGTTGTCGAGCTGGTCGAGCGAATCATCGTCGTCGTCGGGCGTCCGCTCGGAGTCCGCTCCACTACCTGTACGGGTCGTACGGACGATGTCTTCTTTATGACTTGGTCGGGTCGGGTCGGGTAGCGCGGACTCTCCACGGATTCCGTGCGGAGTCACGGCGGGACTCCCACCGGACTCACGGGGGGACGCGGCCGGGCCTGTCACGGGGGGAGTCACGGGGGGAGTCCGTGCGGAGTCCTTGCGGGCGCGGGCCTCGGCCTTGCGCTTGGCGTCGGCCTTGCGGCGGGTGATCACCTGCTCGCGGGTCGGCTGCCAGTCCTCCCAGTCGTGGAACTGAAGCGTGCCGGGCTCGGGGCCGGCCTCCCACAGGCGGCGGTGCACCAGGTCGCGCTCGACCGCATCGGGGTCCACGGCGTCGGCGGCGAACCCGGCGATCTGCGCCCGCTGGAACACGCCGTCAGTGAGCTGCCACGCGCACCACTGCCCGCCCCGCGTCCAGGTGGCCAGGCTGTCGTTCGATATGCCGACCGCTTTGGGGTGCCCCTGGAACGAGTCATCGACGCGGAACCAGGCCATCAGCTGACCTCCTCGGGCTCGGGCGCGTACCCGGCCGCGACGAGCAGCGGCATCAGCTGGTGGATCGGGAGCACGGCCAGCGCGTGGCCGATGTCCCGCTCGCCGCAGCCGGGCGGCAGGTAGAAGATCACGGCCAGCTCGCCGGGCGCGGCGTACCCGTTCGCCTGGTCGACCCACTTAGACCGCCATTCAACGCCGGTCTTGACCTCGACCGCCAGCCCTGGCGTGCCGAGCACGTCGCGGCCTGGAAGTGAGCTGGAACCCGGCTTCTCGGCCGAGGGATACCAGCCGCGCAGGTAGGCCGCGACCCACCCGGCCGCCCGCTTGCCCTTGGCCTGGCTCACTGCCTGGCCCACGCGGGGAGGTGCTCGGCCGCGGCCTCGATCATGGCGCGGACCTCGCGCTCGTGGGCGTCGATGGCCTGCCGCTGCTCAGACCACAGCAGCGGGGGCTCGACGGCGCGGCTGAGCGGCATGGTGGGAGCGGTGTCCGCTGAGACGATGCGCACCTCGTGGACCACGACCGGGCGCAGCCGCGTGGTGTCCAGCACGGCGCGCAGGCAGCGGCGCCCATTCCACCAGCCGATGAAGTAGGCCGGGATCCCGAACGTGCCGACCGCGAGCATGGCCCAGACCGCGATGAGCTGCCATCCGGTCACGGCCCCTCCTGGTCGGGCGGGTCGTCCAGGTCGCGGTCGGCCTTGAGCAGGACGCGGGTGATGATGTGGAGATCCTCGGCTATCGAGACGAGCGCGAGCATCCCGGCCATCTGCGCCGAGGCCATGCCCTGCGCGCCGAGGGCGGGCGGGGCCAGCGGGTCGGCGTCGATCGTCTCGGCCAGCCGGGTGATCCCGCCGAGCAGGTTCCGGGCCATCGCCAGCGGGTCGGGCGGCAGCCCGGTGCGGGTGGTCACTTCTTGCCTCCCTCGGGCTCGTCGGGGTCGACCGGGCTGTCGGGCTGGGCCATGTCGTCGAACGCCTTTCGGATCTCGTCCTCTAGCTCCAGGTCGAGCACCTGCTGGCCGGAGCGGAACTCCAGGGCGCGGCGGATCATCTGCTCTACCGCGTCCAGGTCTTGGGCCAGCACCAGCTCGACCCGCCGCACCCGCACCGTGATCACGGTGTCGTGCACGTCGTAGTCCTCGGTCCCGCGCTTGCAGTCGAAGACCACCAGGGCGGCGCGCAGCCGGTTGGGCTCCTTGATCAGGTCGTCGGCTATCGCGGACAGGCCGTTAGCCTCGCCCTTGGGCAGCATGGCCAGGCTCTTGACGTCAGGCATGGGTCGGGTCCTCCAGGTCGCTCATGTGGTCGATCGCGGCCCGGTGGGCCGCTCGGAGCTGGGCGCTGCCGAGGCCGTAGTCGCGCAGGGCGGCGTAGACCGCTTGCTGCACGACGCCGGGCACCATGGCCCAGTGCGGCGGGCAGGCCAGGAACTTGTCGGGCACCTGGGCGCGGCAGCCGGGGCCGGGGCAGCGGTGGAAGGTCATCTCAGACGTGCTGATCATGGGGGCTCCTGGTCCGGTAGCGAGCAGCCGGGCGCGCAGCTCGGGCAGCCCGTGGCGTGGTTCGATCAGGTCGGCCGCGGCCAGCAGCTCGGCCCGCACCATGCGGGCGAACGATGACCGCCCGCCAGGCGGGCCGGTGATCCGGGCGCGGCGATGTTTCACGGAAACTCGACCTCGCCGGGGCCGAGGTCGTCGGCGGGGATCGAGCCGCCCGAGTAGGCGGCGATGTGCTCGACCAGCCGGGCGTGGGTCTGCCGGTAGAGGGCGATCATGTGGCGGTGCTGCTCGGCCAGCCAGCGGACCTCTTTGAGCAGCGCGGCCACGTCCTCGGCGCGCAGGGCGCTGGTGTCGCCGTAGCGGAAGCACAGCTCGGCCCGCTGCTCGATGCCGGCCAGCTCGTCCTCAGTCAGGTTCCGCATCGGGCGGCACCTCCTCCTCGGGTGGCTGGTCCTCGCCCCGGTCGGTGGCGCGGGCGTGCAGCAGGGCGTCAAGCCGGTCGATCACCACCGTGGCGTCCTCGGGCGTCAGGTGGTTGGTGGACTCGACCGGGTGGCCGACCCACGCGCCGAGCAGGGCGAGGCCCTGGTCGCGGGTGCCGGCCCCGATGTCGCGGAGCCCGGCGTGGATCCGGTTCCGCTGGGCTGGCGTCAGCCGGGGCTCGACCCGCTGTGGTTCGGCTGGAGCGGGCTGTGCGGGCTCTGGCGCGGGCGGCATCGTCGCGGCGGGCAATGCCACCCGTGCGGGTGCTGCGCGCCTCTTGACGGTCTTGGGCGGCTCGATGGCCTTGGCGTCGACGGTGGCGGCGGCGTCGGGGTCGAGCGCGGGCACCACGCCGTCGCTGTTCAGCTCCAGCTCCTCGGCCATCA